GGGGGGGGTATGGGGGGGGGTGTGTACTCTCAGAACCCTGGTACATACCCACCCATCCACAGTACACCAGAGGGGAGTACCCCCTCCCAGAAGTGTACTACAACCCCACCACCCTGGTCTCGCCCAGCGAGCGATGGGTGGGTGGGTGAGAAAAATAAACTGGATGTGGTGGAGGTCGCCTTCTCCTGCCTGCTCATCACGCTCCTTCTGATCCTGGCCTTTTTGGTTCCGGAGGCAGCATGAGCGCCACCAAAACCAGGACCAATCCTATCGAGGTGCTGGACCGCGAATTCCTGCGAGCCGGCCTCTTCCGCAACCTCCCGCCAGCACGTCGTCGATACGCAATTCGCTGGCATCAGGCCGGTCTCACTCCAGCCGATTTTGCCCGCTACCACCAATCGGTGGTCAAGCGTCGACCGCGCTCACCAGCTGCGGTCATGGGTGCCGAATTCAAGGACTTCGAGACCCTCGTCAAGACCATGAAATACCAGCCTGAACCCAAGCCCCAGAAGCCCTCGTATTTCGAGAGCCAGCTACGCCGGCTCGAACCCTCTGAACGCGAAGCCTATCGCCGAGATACGGCGCTTGGCCACATGCGCGAGAAGGTCGATCACTGCGACATGACGCTCACCGACGCGCTGGCGTATGTCAACACGACATTCCAAATTGAGATCTCAGAAGCCGAGGCTCAAGCATATCTCGACGAACGACCCGGAAGGATCAAGGCCAGCCCACGGGCTCGCCAGGCGTTCTTTCAAATGCTCAAAAAAATCAAGGAGAAGAACCATGAAGACAATTCCAACTGACCTCTACGCCTGCCGTGCTAACGGCGAGGTCCAGATCTGTGCGGATCTTCCGAAAGGCACCGCCTACATCGCCACCGTCAATGACACGGACGAGTATGCGGGTCCAATTCCAGCCATGGAAATCGGAAAGCTGTTCGCGCTCGCACCAGCTCTCTTTCAAGCAGCCGAAACTCTGTGTAGCCGGCTCGACGAAGACGACACCGACGCCAATGTCACGGCGGCCATCCTAGATCTCGTCGATGCGGTGAATCGCTGGAAACGCTGAAACGTCGTGACTTGGCTATACGGACTCACCGAATCAGACCTCTACAAAGGAGCAGGATTGAAAGAAACGAATGACCTTCCGCGATGGCTGGGTGTTTTCGACATCGAAACCCATCGCCATCTCGAGATGACCGAACGGCTCGGACACGATCAAAAGATCGCTGTGCTGGAGAACATCACTGAGTATAGCGACCTCGTCGACTTCGCGGCGAGCGAGGGGATCTTGCTCGGAAATCGGAAAGACCCTGACAAGGTCCGCGCACACATCATTGCCCACTTCCAGGGCATCATCGAAAAGGCTGCGCTCAAAGCCTACGGAAACCAGATCTACGCGATTGGGATCGCTGACTTGGCGGGGGGAAACCCTCGAGTCTGGTGCGCGGATGACAAGCACGACGAAGGCGACGTTCTTCGAGGGTTTATCGAGTATCTAGCATCGAAGGGTCCATGCGTCCTCGCTGGCTTCAACATCCGAGGCTTCGACCTCCCCACCATTCGGATTCGTGCCGCTGCGTTGGCGATCAAACTCCCGTGGTGGTGGCCAGAGACGGTGCGCCGGGACCGCTATGAAACCTCATGGGTTTTTGACGCCATGGATGTCCTGCATGAGGGCACCTGCGACCAGTGGCTTCGGATGTTTGGCTTGCCCCCCAAGACAGGTAGTGGAGCGAACATCGCCAACATGACACCCAAGCAAGTCGCTCAGTATTGCGCCGACGATGTCGAGCGCGAGCGGTTGCTGATTCAACGCCTAGCGAAGAACAATTCCATGGTCTCCAAATTCGCCCCTAGCCAACCAGTAATGCAATGACAAATCTCGCGACCCGCTCTCAGAACCCAATCGTCGAAGTTATCTATCAGAAGGAATCTGCGCTCGCTGAACTTGTCGGCCCTAAGAACATAAAGTCGTTCATGGCGAACGTCCTGGCCCAGCTGACCAAGAACAAGCAACTACAGCGGTGTTCGCCTAGCAGCTTCTACCAAGCCGCCCACCAGTGCGCCCGCTTGAACCTGCAACCAGGAGAGTTCGGCCATGTCTACTTGGTGCCGTATGGCAAAGATGCCAACCTCCAAATCGGATACAAGGGCCTCATGGAGTTGGCGCAGCGCCATCCGCGTGTGGCAACAGTCACCGCTGAATTGGTCTACAAAGGCGAGCAATTCAAGTATGACAAGGCGACTGGTGTGATTGAGCATCCCGGCGCAGAACTTGGATCGATTGAGTTCAAAGACGAGAACATCCTGGGTGCCTACTGTCTTGTGGAGCTTCGCGATTGGGATCGGCCGATCAGCTTGGTGATGACCAAGGCCCAAATCGAGGAGCGCCGAAACCGGAGCGCAGCGAAGAACTCCAACTTCTGGCGCAACGACTACGCCGCTATGGCTCGGAAGACGGTGATCCGTGCGTTGCTGAATGGTGGGAGCGTTCCCATGTCCACCGAATTGGCGTCCGCAATCGCGCTCGACATAGAGCAAGACAAGCGAGTGGAGGTCGTCGAGGTAGCGAGCGAACCCCTCACCCAGGTCGATACAGGTTGGGAGGTGGAGACACCAGAGCCGGCACCCGACCCAGTAGACAATTTTGGCCTGGGCGAACCCGAAGCTCCTCCAGCCAAACTCCCCAAGAAGGAAGTCCTGAAAGCCATCGGGGAAATGGGGCTGACGGATGCCCACATCACAAGCATGGCCAGCGACCTCATGGGTGACACTGTGCTGGATATTTCATCGCTGCCGGTCACGGAGCTACGGATTCTTCATGCTCGACTGAAGACCACCATCTGATGGTTGCCTCCCCCACCGCTCGAACCCTGGAACGCTGCAGGAAATGGCAGTGGCGAGCAGGCGTAGTCGAGCGTTGGATTCCTCAAATGAGGCGCAGGGCTGACCTTTTCGGATGCATCGATCTGGTGGCCCTGGACAGCAGCGACGGCGTCCTGGGAATCCAGGCGACCAGCACGGGCAACATGTCGAGCCGGCTGCATAAGGCAACGACCGACTGTCGCGACGATCTCACGCGATGGCTAGAGCGGAACAACCGCTTCGAGATCTGGGGTTGGGCAAAGCGAGGACCACGGGGCAAGCGCAAGCTGTGGACGCTGAGACGGGTCGAGGTCTATCTGGCGTGGGATCCTTCTCCCACCCTGTGCCACCGCGAACTCGATAATGACCCCAGCTGAAAAGGAACTCGCTCGACAACTCGCGCAGAGATTTGAGCTATATCTGAAGGCGTGGTTCACCAAGGCGTCCAAAGCCTCGCCTCTGTACGTTGTCCGGACCCAGTTCGGAATCGCCACTACAGCTGAGATCACGACTCGCGTCATTGTTCGGCGGTTGGTGACCACCCCGGCCTTGAAAGATCTAGGTCGTGAGATCGTCACGCTCTTGATCCATGAGAAGAACGTCGGCCGGGATCTGACGTTCCGACAGCGCACCCGTGTCGGCGCCATCTTAGTCATCCTCTTCGAGAAGGCGACTGGTGCCGTCAGGTTCACGTCGAGTCTGACGCGCATTGGTGGCCCCAAGATGTTCGCGACGAAGGAGGTCCACCCCACCGACGAGACGCTCGCGTGGATGAACCGGAACAAGGCGATCTTCAACTCGCTGGATCACATTACAGCAGTCTCTCACACGCCACACGGCGACTGGCAGGACTTCGTCATCAATGACCTTCTGGAGTTCATTCGACCGTCAAAGAAAAACCACTTCACCAACACTATGGCCAACGCCCCACTCTTCATAAACCAACAAGAACGCATCGCAGCTGCGGCCATGGCCATGAGCACAGCAAATCGCTTGCAGCGGACAGCCTGGCGAGTGAACCCCCAGGTCTTGTCGGTGTTGGAAACGGCATTCCGATCCAAGCGTTCTATCGCGGACCTCCCATCGTCCGAGCCTCCGCAAAAGCCAAACTCACAAACAGCAACAAAGGTGGAGTGGGGAACCCACTTCGACTTGAAGCGACGGTGGGACAATCGACGGCGTCTCATGGCCTTGCACTTGAGTGAGGCTAGGCACTTCGGAGATCGCCCTCTGCACTGGAGATGGAATGCCGACTTCCGTGGCAGGATATATCCAATCGCTCGCACCAACGTGCATCCTCAAGGACCCGACCTCGCTCGCGCACTTCTCGATCTCGACGAGGGAAAGGTGATCGGTGACAAATGGAATCACCTCGCATACCACGGCGCGAACGAATACGGCATCAATCGAAAGTCGCGACAAGATAGGCTCGACTGGGTTCTCGAAAATACCGACGAGATCTGCCGGATTGCCGAGGACCCATGGGCCAACGATCACTGGTGCCATGCCAGCCATCCATGGAGGTATCTCAGATTCTGCTTCGAGTGGGCGCGCTTTCAAAAGCAGGGGGAAGACATGATCACCAACCTCCCATGCCAGATTGACGCTACCGCGAGCGGGATGCAGATCATCGCGCTACTCACTAACGATGCAGAGCTCGGCGCAATGGTGAACCTCACGGACACCGATACGCCGTCAGATTTCTACACTCAGATCTGCGACATTGCCTACCCTGAGATCCGCAAAACCAACGACGGCATGTTGTGGGAGCAAACTCACGGGAGGATTCCTCGAGCGCCAATCAAGCTCGCGTGCTTCACCATTTCCTACGGAGGGGGTCCAGGCGCAGCATCAAACAAGGTGAGAACTTGGATGCGCGACGAAACTGAGAGATATCCATTCGACGGAAAATCTCGGACTCGCCTGAGCAGCATCATCGCACAGGAAGTATTCAAAGCCGTCCGACAGACCGGGAAACAAGCTGCGGAGCTGACGCAGTGGCTCAAAGACCTCCGCTTCGTAGCGAAAGAGAGAAACAGCTGGGTCCATTGGAAAACCCCATCCGGCTTCGTTGTTGTCAGCGACTACCGCAAGGGCGAGTCGGTTCGGATTGGCCTGAGTCCATCCTGCGATGAAAACCAGGCATGGGAATTTTTCGATACCGTCCCGACACCTCATCTGAACCTGCGGCGGATTGGATCCACGATGCCGGTGAACTTCATTCACGCCATGGATGCGGCGATCATGCATCACATCGGCGTGGAAATGAATCGTGAGGGAATCCCCTTCGGTGCCAACCATGATTGCGTGTCGGTCACGGCCACAGACATGGAACGGACTCACGCAATTGTCCGAGGCTCCTACCGCAAAGTTTTTTCCCAGGACATCCTGGGGTCCATCGCAGACGACTTCGGTGTGGACAGGTTCCAGGTCACTTCAGAGAAGCAGCAATCACTCACGCAATTCGAACGCTTTGACTACATGTGGACATGACGAACATCTACGAAATACCAGAGATCCCCAAGGCACTACTTGACGCCCTGCGCGACCAGTTCCCTGTCAACTTGCCGAGTCCCTCCACAACTGAGCGCGAAGATCTATACCATGCGGGTGAGCAAGCCGTTCTCGAATACCTCGAGTGGCTAATTGAAAAGCAGCAGGAAACCAAATGTGTGTAGCAACCGGGGCTACCCCTCCTCCTAAGACGCAAACCAATACTCCAGCCGGCGCTGTCCAGGGCATCTTCGCCAAGCAGCGGCAGCTGAAGAAGGACAAGCGCAAGGACTGGGCGACCGCCCAATTGCCGCTACGCACTAACCCAGGGCAGTTGTCGTCGCTGACGATCTGAGATGGCACAGGAATACGAGGGAATAAACGAAGCGCGCTACAAGGCATTGGCGATTGATCGCGAGCCATACCTCACCCGTGGACGCAGGGTCTCGAGACTCACGATTCCGACGCTTCTCCCAGAAGAAACGATCCTCCAGCACGAATTGCCTAAGCCCTGGCAATCCATGGGCGCTCGCTGCGTGAACACGCTCGCAAGCAAGCTCCTGCTTGCCTTGTTCCCCGTGAACCTTGCGTTCTTCCGGCTGCAAGTAGACGAGTCGGTCTACATGGAAAACCCGGAAGCGGAAGCCAACCGGACCGAGATCGAGGAAACCCTCGCCGGCATCGAGAAAGTCCTGGCGACGGACATCGAACTCGACAGCGTGCGAGTCAAGGCTTTCGAGGTATTGCGGCAAAGCCTGGTCACGGGCAACGTCCTGCTTCACCTCCCATCGAATGGCCGTCGACCTCGAGTCTTTCGACTGGACGCGTTCGTATGCGACCGAGATCCTCGGGGCAACCTGATCGAGATCGTGACGAAGGAAACGGTTGCTCCGGTCCTCTTATCAAAAGAGACGAAGGAAGCGATTGGGTACCATGATGACACGTTTGGATCCGGCGTGAATTCAGCAGCAGGCACGGGGCAAAAGGGATGCGACATCTACACCCGCTGCGTATTGACGGACGAGGGTTGGGTGGAAACCCAGGAGGCCAAGGGGGCCTACATCCCAAACTCGAGAATCGAGCACGGGACCGACATCCCATACATCTGTCCGCGCATGATCGCGGAAGACGGCAGCAGCTACGGGAGATCGATTTGCGAAGAGTATGAGGGAGACTTCCGAGTATTGGAGGTTCTGCACCAGTCGGTGGCGAAGGGCGCCCTGGCATCTGCACGGCTCATCCCACTGGTCAACCCGCAAGGCCGCACAAACATCAGCGACTTGCAGAAAGCAAAGGACGGACAATTCGTTCAAGGCCGTCCGGAAGATGTTCAATTCCTGCAGACCCAGAAGCACGCAGATCTCAGTGTGGCAGCTGGTCAGATTCAGACAATCGAGAGGCGGCTGGCGCAGGTCTTCTTGATCAATACACCTCGAGATGCCGAGCGGGTAACGGCGCAAGAGGTCAGATTGCTTGCTTCGGAATTGGAGTCCAGCCTGGGCGGGCTGTTCTCACTCTTGTCTGAGGAGTTCCAGCAACCGATGGTCGAGACCTATCTCGCTCGCGCTCAAGCGGCTGGTCGGATTGAGGAGATCCCTGATTGGGTCTCGGTCTCCATCAGCACCGGACTCAGTGCAATCGGACGAGGCCATGACCGCGCTCGACTCGAGGGGTATCTGCGCGACATCACCCAGCTGGGTCCGGAGGCCATGCGCTACATAAACATGCCGACGTTGCTCAGGCAACTGGCGACGGCGGATGGAATTGACACGACGGAACTTCTCCGGACAGAGGAGGAGATCCAAGCTCAAATGCAACAGGCCCAGCTCGCGGAGTCCGTGAACAAGTTGGCGCCCACTGCAATGCGGGAGTTTCCTGATGAGGTTCGAGAGGCGATGGCGGCAGCACAGCCGCGTCTGGCATGAAGAAAAAGCCGAAGCCCCGACCAAAGCCGAAGCCTCGGCCTAGTTACTAACCAAGGAAATAACCAATGGGCGAAGTCGCCTCCCAATCCGTTGACCCTTCACAGGTCACCGAAGAACAGATCCAAGAACAAGTCACTGCCGAGATTCTCGGAACTGACGATACCGCTCAGAGCTTCGAGATGCCTGAGAAGTTCGCCGGCAAAACTGCGGAGGAGATCGCGCAGAGCTACCTCGAACTCGAGAAGCAACTTGGATCTGAGCCTGCGAAGACTGAAGAATCGGTTGTCAATGACGACCTCACCATCAAGGAAGAACCGGACGCTCCAGAACCGGAGGAGTGGAACTTCCAGCAATACGCCGACGAATACGCTAAGTCCGGAGAGTTGAGCGAAGGCTCTCGAAAGGAACTCACCGAGCGCGGTATCCCTGAAGAGATGGTCAACCAATACGTAGCCGGCGCTGCTGCGCTGGCACGCGACTATGACCGGCAAATCCTCGAGGCCGCAGGGGGCAAAGATGAATTCGAATCGATGGCCAACTGGGTAAGAGCGAACGGTCAAGATTCCGAACGCCAGGCTTTCAACCAGGAGATCAAATCCGGCGACGTTGAACGGGCGAAGCTCGCAGTCGCAGGAATGATGGCCCGCTACAGGATGTCGCCACAAGGCCACCCAGGAAACCTCGAAGGAAGGCCTACGGATAGCCCGGCCATTGCCCCCTTCCGGTCAACCCAGGAGCGCACGATGGCGATGATGGATCCACGCTATGACAACGATCCGGCATACAGGTCCGACGTTGACGCACGCATTCAAGCCTCCGACCTCGGAGATTCTCGAGCACTATGAACAAGACCACCTATTGCGTCCTTCTAGCCCTGGGCCTCGTCGCTCTGGTCACCACTGGCTGCATTTCACCTGATATTGCTGGTCCGGTTGTCGACCAACTCGGACAAAGCGGCAAGTTTACCGCCGATCAATTGAATCTGATCCGCATGGCTCTCACCAATGGTGACGGCAATTTCTGGGGAGACATCGCGACAGAGGTCACAAAAGCCGTTGGAATTTTGGCAATGAACTTCCTCGGCATACGGGTATGGCGCGGATCGCCAAGCAATCGCAAGGGACTCCCCCCCTTGACTGCATCCGAGTGAACGTGCGACTCTGCTGACGATCAGCTAGTAGAACTGTAGTGAGGGCCGAGCCTAGTGCGCTGGACAACTCGGAATCCCGAATCGATTCGAGAGCGGGTCAGAATTCAAACATCTGAAAACCCAATCTCCTCCGAGCGAGGAAGGACACAAATACTATGGGCGCTGTAACTGCCACAACCAGGTTCGGCAAATCGGACCTCTCCGTTTTCCTCAAGGTCTTCTCGGGCATGGTAGCAACGAGCTACGCACGCAAGACCGCTACCGATGGACTCATTCTCAAGCGGACCATCCAGCACGGTTCATCTGTGCAATGGCCAATGGTCGGCAGCGCGAAGGCCGTGTATCACACGGTCAACGAGAACATCATCACCGACACGACGGGAAGCAAATACCTGTCTGATCCTGGCGCTGGCGAACGCGTTGTGCAAGTGGACAATCCGCTGGTTGCTGCGGAGGTCATCGCCTCAATCGATGAGGCCATGAGCCACTTCGAAATCCGGTCGCATCACGCAGCGGCTCTCGGCGAAGCACTGGCTATCGAGAACGACCTCAACGTGCTGATGTGCGTCTGCAATGGTGCAGCAAAGTCTGCCCTTCTCAGTGGCACTGGTGCTGGATCCTGGGCCGACGAGGGTGATGAAGTCGTCGATGCCGACTTCCACACGTCAGCGTCATCTGCTCGCGACACTCTGAAGAGCATCGCGCAGAAGATGAACGAGAACGACGTTCCCCAAGACGGTCGCGTTGCAATCGTCACTCCAGGCTGCTATGCAGCTCTGGCTGACGACGTGTCTGGAATCGCGAATGCCGATATCAACATGAACACTGGTGGCGACGTTGGTCTGCACCGAGTCCTGCGGGTTCACGGATTCGAGATCCGCATGTCCAACCGTATCGCTGACCTCCAGGGCTACGATACCGACTACGCTTCTTCCGCCAAGACCGGTCAACGCGGCACTGATTACACGTACGCCGACTTCAGCAAGGTGAGCGCCGTCGTTTTCCAGAAGAGCGCCATCGGTCAGGTTGAACTCGGCTCCATGGCCCTGAAGGCCGAGGAGAAGCCAGAGTTGCTCGGCACCTTCTTCATCGCTTCCAAGACTGTAGGCAATGGCGTCCTTCGCCCATCTGCCTGCTTCGTTGTCAAGAACGCAGCGTAGACGATGACAGACATCGACACCTCGCAGCTGGCCTGCGTCAACACGATGCTGAGTCTCATCGGGGAAAGCCCGGTGAACTCACTCGCGGTGACCGATACAGCCGAGGTGGCGATGGCCGTTCAGACAATCTCTGAGGTGAGTAAGGAGTTGCAGGTCCGTGGATGGCAGTGGAACACTGAAATGGAATACAAGCTAACCGCCGACTCCAATAGTCAGTACCCATGGCAACCGCACTGGGTCCGATTTGATGCGGACCCTGACCAGCACTCCTCTCTCCACCTCGTTCGTAGGGGTGAGTTCCTCTACGACACCAAGACCTCAAGCAACGTCATTTCCGCGTCGACAGTGACCGGGACGCTGGTCATCTACCTCGATTGGGATGACCTCCCAGAGGCCGCCCGCAACTACATCCAAATGCGCTCGAGCCGGAAGTTCCAAGACCGCATCCTCGGCGATGAGAGCAGGCACGGATACTCGCGCCAGGATGAAGAGGACGCGTGGGCGCTTCTGATGAACGAAGAACTGCAGCAGGGTGACTACAACATTCTGCGAGGTGGCGCAGCTGCCTACGTCGTCGACCGCTTGGGGGGAGGCGGAATTGAGTCGTGAGCAGGCGGGTCATTCGTACCGATGTGCAATCGCTGATCGGCGGCGTCTCGCAACAACCCGCTGCTATCCGGCCTGAGAATCAGTGCGACATTCAAGACAACGCATTCTCCTCGGTGATCGACGGTCTGGGGAAGAGACAGCCCACGGAGTTCATCAGCGTACTCTCGGCGCTTGATAACACCGACCCAGCCGTAGCCTCCAAGATCTCTTCGGACTCCCTGGTGCATTGGATCACCAAGGACAAAGGCGAGCAGTATCTGGTAGTCGGAGACTCCAACATCGGCTCAACACCGATCAAGGTCTTTGACCTGGCGGATGGAACGGAGATGACTGTGACCGGTGCGGATGGCGGTTCCGTAACGACATCCACTCAGGACTATCTCAAAGGAAACATCCCAGAGCTTGCGGTCACGGGAGCCACTCAAGCCGCCCCGATTGTGATCACCGTGTCGAGCACTGATTCGCTGTCCAACGACAGACAGGTGACGATTGCTGGGGTGACAGGTAACACTGCAGCGAACGGGACATGGTCGATCAAGGTGTTGAACGACACGACGTTCAGCCTGACAGGGTCGGAAAGCAACGGCGCATATGTGAGTGGCGGCACAGTCAACGGCCTCTATTCAAACGGGACCGCCCGTGAATATCTGAAAGCCACGACTATCGGTGGATCCACCTACATTCTGAACAACGCTGTCATCACTCGAGCGGAAGCGGGCACGCCGACCGACAGCTACGACGTGACGCCAGCTGCGACAACCCGAGACTACCGAAGCAAGTCATCTAGGCGCTGTTTCCTGACTCTTGCCTACTCAAACTTGCTGACCAAGTATGCGGTTCGATTGACAACGAAAACGGGCGCGAATCACGCGCACATATCCGACACCATCGAGCCACCTCAGTCGGATGCTGACCACAAGGCCCGAAGCATCGCCTGGGTGAAGACAAATAACGGTGACGCGAGCAAGCGCAGTCACGGAAACGCACTAAGCGACCCAAAGTGGAATACGGATAGCGGAGACACGGGGGGCTTCCAGGTTCTGTCGAGAACGCCGACCGATATTCTCTGCGACCTGTACCATGAGTTGGGAATACCAGAAGCGTATGGCACGCCTCCTGTACAAGAGGCACCCTCCCCGCATACGACCCCGATGACCACCGTCTTTCACGGTGGAATCGAGGATGTCTATGATCGCGAACGTCAACGTCTGACCTCTGGTGGTTTGGTGCGTGGATCCACACTCTCATCGGTCATCACCACAGAGGACTATCGAGACGAGCGTGACAGGAATAAGGATGTCACGTTCAAGTTCTTCGGGACCGGGTCAACCTATGATCACCCGGAGAAGGCTCGTTGGTCTAAGGACATCACAATTGCCCCTCTGGCCGGCAACGTGATGATGTTCGAACTCAAAGAACTCACCGATACCTCCAGCAACGATGCGTATCGCACCGAGATCAAGCTCGAGGTAATCCACGACGGCGAGGACGGTCTCTTCACTTTCTCCGATTCGGTCCAACGCCTCGACCAGCTCCCTCTGATTTGCAAGCATGGCCACCGCGTCAAGATCACCGGACTCGTTGAGGGGGAGAGCGAAACTGGGGATGACTGGTATGTTGAGTTCGTCAAGTCGAGCACAAGCACTACTGATTCGAAGGAACTCGATGACGGATACTGGAAGGAATCCTGCGCGTCAGGAATTCAAACGGACATCGACGCGTCCACCATGCCCCACCAGCTAGAGCGGGTCGTAGATGGATCGCAGCCAAACGGGTATCGATTTGAACTGAAGCCGGCCTCTTGGAAGAGCCAGGAATCTGGCGACAAGGAGACGAACCCAGACCCACACTTCATCGGTCGAACCATTGAGAACCTGTTCTTCTGGCGCAATCGCCTCGGGGTTCTCACTGGCACCCATGTGGTGTTCTCAGAGGCGGATGACTACACCAACTTCTACCGCACCACCGTTCGCCAGGTGATCGACTCCGATCCAATCGACCTCGACGCCGGCCACACAATGGTCGCGAAACTTCGCACGGCGGTATCGACGGACGAGGTTCTCGTCGTGTTTACCAACAACGCTCAATTCGTTGTGCGCGGTGAGCCAATCTTGTCGCCGAAGACTGCGTCGATCCGGCTCTCCACGGAATACCAGAACATCCCTGGGGTCGACCCGGTCGGAATGGAGAACGGCGTGTTCTATTCGCACATCGCCGGCAGCGGTGGATATTCAGGCGTGAAACAGCTGGTGACCGCTGACCTCTCTCGGAGCTTGCGCCAGATCGATAGCTCTGGGCAGATCCCCCGATATATCACGGGGAACATAACCCGGATGGCTGCGACATCCATCGAGAGCGCATTGGCAGTAACCACCGATGATGCCGAATCAGGTCACATTCTATACGTCCACAAATGGTTCGACCGAGGAGACGAGCGGCTGCTATCAAGTTGGATGCGCTTCCTCCTGGGACCAGGCACAACGGATACCAACGGTTTGCAGCACACGCAGATCGTCGGCATGACGTTTGTCGAAAACGATCTCTACCTATTGATGAGGCGCTACAAGCAGGAAGCGTCTATCTCAAACGGAGACATCTGGTTTTCGCTCGAGAAGGTGCGATTCACCGGCATACGGCAACCGGACATCTATCCATTGGCTGGTGATCCCGCAGCCTCCGATGCGGCACGGGGAACATATCGAACATTGCTCGACCGACGCATCACCGAGAACGACTGCACGATTAGCTACGACACAACCTCGGAGAGCGTGTTCATCGACCTGCCCTGGAAAGCTCAGAGCGACGGATCCGGAACAGCATCGACCGTGGTGATCTCGCGGGTGAACAGCACAACCAACGCCATCCCAGAAGGTCGTCAATACTCGCACACGATTTCAGGTGGCAGGATCACAATTCCCGATCAAGACCAGTCGATCAAGACGGCCTTGGACGACGGCACGCTCTCGCTGTTCATCGGTCAGAGCTACGAGATGCTCTACCAGTTCTCCGAGTTCGTACTGAAGGACACCAAGAGCACAGGTGCGAGGGGCGAGGTTGCGACGGGACGCTACCAGCTGATCCGTGGAGTCCTGACGTATGAAGACTCGGGAGGCATGACTGTCAGAGTGGCGCCGGCCTTGCATAGTGATGGGACGCCGATTGTAGCGCGAGACAACCGCGACTACATCTTGCCCCCCATGGAGGTTGGATTGGGGCGGTCGCACATTGGCGATGTGAACATCCGCGACGGCAGGATGTCTTTCTTCATCCAGAGCACGCCCGACAAGGCTCGCGTGCAGATCATCAACGCTACGCCATACCCGTGCAACCCGAAAGCGATGGCCTTGGAAGGGACGTATACGAGAAAGTCAACTCCGTTCAGGGCGTAACCTACCGACCAGCCACACAGCACGATGCCCAAGATCTAGCGCATCGATTGCGCCATGTTGACAACCGGGAGATTGAGGCACTTGGCCTGGACCCTTTTTCGGCTTTGTCCAACTCGGTTTCGGTAACGGAAAACCCTGTGGCCCTGATCTCCGACGACGAGGTCACTGCGATATTTGGGTGCTCAACCTCCGTCGATGACCAGGGTGTCGTGATAGGAGGGATATGGATGCTGGCTTCGGAGCGGATATACGACGTGCGAAGAGTGTTCACGTCGGATGCACCCAGGTGGCTTGACATACTCACAGCCGGTTGTCAACGAAGCGGGAACGTGGTGGACTGCCGTTCGACAGCGAGCATTCGCTGGCTAAGGAGAATGGGCTACTCCTTTGGCAGACGATTCCACATTGGTCGCCACCAATTCATCGACTTCTACAAATTCCATGTGTAGCGCACCCGCCGCCTTTATGTTGTTGTCCACCGTTTGGAGCGGCATAGCTCAAAGCCGCCGAGAAGGACAGTCGAGGCGACTACAAGAACGAAACGCCGCCGACAAGAGACGACTCGCTGTCCAAAACGCCCGCCTTCAACGGCAGGAATTGGCCATCAAGCAAGAGCAGGAATGGATGGCCATTCAAAGCGAACTCTCGGAGGCCGAACGTAGAAGCGATGCAGCCATCGGAACCGCGACCGTTGTTGCCGGCGAAGCTGGAGCTTTCGGGGGATCCTACGAAGCACTCGTCTCCACCTACCGCCAATCTCAAGATGAGTTGCGCTCGGCTGCATGGGAGAACACGGCGAACTCTCGCGAGGCGTTCGCTCTCGGATTAGGCGGACTCGACCTTGGCTTGGACGCCGACTTCGTCAACGCCAGGTTGGGGCCAAAATACCGACACGACTGGCTGGGCACTGGCTTAGGCGTAGCGGCGTACGGTGCTCAAGGCTACGCGTCACGATTCAAAGGCGGGATAGATCGCGGCTTCTGGTTAACGACTTAGATGGCAACACAACGCAGAAGGATCACTCTCGCAGATGTCACTGACCCAAACGTCGGTTGGCGTCAACGCGGTATCTCGTCCAATGTCGGTAGGTATCTCGGCAACGTCCGTGGACCGTCCACTCGCATTCCAGGTCGAGACCTAATCGGACCCGCGTTGCAGCAAGCGGCAAAAGCCGCAGAGCAAATTGGAGAGATGAGCCAGGGCCAAGCGCAAGCGGAATCCGATGCTGCAGCATTCGAACAACAGTTTGCGTTGCAGAGCTCGAACGACGCTTTGGTTCAGCAATGGGTGTCAGAATTGAATTCGGCACCTGTGCAGATCGACCCGATTAACGGCAGCGTTGGGCCAATGAAAGAGGGATACCAATTCCCTCAATTCACTAGCCTGCAATTCGAACAACAGGGAACGGGGGTAGTACTCGGATCCAACAAGGAAACGCTGATGGCTCCATCGGCGAAGATGGCTGGCCGAGAACTATCGAAGGCCGTCGCTGCTGGGGAAATCCCAGAGGCTGGGCATCCTGGCGGGGAACAGCTATCCCGAGAGATGCGAGGGAAACTCGCTGGATACGAGATGGTCAAGCAGCTGACCGACTACACGGGCAGGGTGTTCATCTACGACGCGGAAAAGGGTCGGACCGATGCAAGCCCGGAGTTCGCTGCATCTGTCATCTGGCACCAGATGAAACAGAACCATCCGTGGATGGACCCTGCGAGCGGCGAATACTCCCCCACCTCGGTGAATCAAGCCGGCGCTGTGTTTCACGACGGGATGCTCCGCTGGCGCAATCGCAATCAGGGGACGCTCAACGACTCGACCGCCAGTGCTCGACGAGACCAAGTCTTCAAAACCATATCAGAACAGGTTGAGCAAGCCATCAATCCAGAGTCAACCCAGACCGAAGAGGATCGCCAAGCGATCACCGCAGCTGTATCGACTGAGGTGTCGAACATGCAGGATCTTCTCCGCAGTGAGTTGGGGATCCGATTCAAATCGGGCGAGGTCATCAATTGGGTTAAGAAGATGATTGACTCCAACCGGTCGAAGTTTGGAGACGAGGATGAGCATGACCCCGAAGAGCTTGAAGAAGCAAACGACACGGTCATTGCCATCTTCGAGAACGTCAAGGTTGGCAATGCTTCTCTGAGCGACCATGAGGACTGGGCGTCGGTTGAGCTATACGCCGACAGAATGTCTGCCGGCTCACAGCGAACGTCAGGACTCGGAAGATCTGGGCATGGTCGGGACTACACACGCGTGTTCACCCACGAGGATTCGCCATGGGGACGGATGATGGTGACGATGGGCGACCGACTATCCGACGCCAATCGACGCGGCGATGACGCCGCAGTGAATGACATCTTCCGGATCGGCCGTGAGCAGATGAAGGACTACCTCGTTGGCCTCGGCAAGTACTCCGCGCCCCAACGCACGGAGATCCTGCGCCAATTCCAGACGACGTTCTATAACCAGGCGCAAGGATACACCAAGCCAACCAACAGCCAGACGCTCGATGACATCCATCGCATCGCGTACACGGGAGACCCGGACGGAGCACAGGTCGAATTGGACGAGGCCCTGAAAGACGGGACGCTCACGTATGCGAATACTCGCATACTCCAGAACTCGATTGATGAGCTTCGTAAAACCACAGAGTCTCGAAGCGTCGGGACGATCTACGCAGATCGGGAACGCGAATACGATGCGATGCGGAATACACTGACCCGCTCAGGACTCCCGGTTGACGTAGTCAACGAAGCTCTGAACCAAGCGCGATCCGAATGGAGAAACTTCGGATCCGCCCACCAGAGCGCGGCGTCCAAGGTGTTCGCAGAAGAGGGCAACACCAAAGCAATGATCGAGGGTGGCGACACCTACGCCTCGAGCGCCCAGGGGACCGCAGACTTCAACAAGGTCATGAGCCCCATGCTGGACTTGATCTCCAAGCGAGACGATCAGCTCACCATCATCACGGATGCGATTACGAAGGAGGTGGCGATCACACCAAAGCAGTGGGACTTGGCCAAGACCTACCTCGGTGCGGCGAAGGTTGCATCACTGAGAGACGAACACGCCAAGCGAGTGTCGCCGGTCAAGATTCGGAGCCAATATCGAACAGAGATAGAAATGACCCAAGGGCGGCTCGGCATTGATCTGAGCCAGCGCGCTCTTAAGTCCGTCACGGACCCAAAGCTCGCATCCGAATACGTGCAAAACCGAGGTCTAATCTGGTTCAACTCTGAAGTATTGAAGCTATCGAACGACCTATCGGGCAAGCCTAGATCGGGGGACTTGTTTATTGAGGGCCTCAAGAAACTCGAGGACCAGTTCAGGGATAAGAACGACGAGTGGATTCAGGACTTCCAAGCTCTGACCAACCAAGAGCAATCGATCCAGATGACCACCGGTCGGATGACGAAGATGGACACGGCGGCCCAAGAGGAGGACCAGAGTCAATACGGCAACGAATTGGAGAGCTACCTGCAAGGGTCGCTTGACCCCCAAACCCACGGCGCTCTTGGCGACCTTCGCGAGTCGCTGGTCGCTTACTACACTGGGCGAAGGTTCGGCGCAACGCGTGACGACAAAGGATTCTGGGATCGGTTTATGACCGGCCTTTCTGCCTCTCGATTCATGGAAACTGCAGCTGCCATCCGCGAGGACCGAGACTACAGCGCGTGGGATGCCTTCTGGTCGACCGTACTACCCGCACCCATTCAAGTGCACTCCATGCCAAAAGAGATGGTGGGCACTTTGGATTCGCTGGCATCTCGGATCTCGAGCGGATTCGACCAGTTTGGACAACTCTCCAAGAAGAGTAGAAATCAAATGCTTCTCGAGCTTGACGCCATGGTGCCTGGCGGCCTCAACAAACGGTGGTCGTGGAAGAGAATGGTGTCACTGCCCGACGAGGAGAGACCCGACATCAAGCCACTCTCCATTCCGGTGTTCCGGGGCACGGAGATGAACGACCTCCTGAATGACAAGGATGAGTTCTACAAGGTCTATCAGTCTCTCGGATTCGCCAAGCTCGATGAGACAAAGGAACCGAAGGATCACCCGGAGGTGATTCGATGGGCGAAGACTGTCAACGCCGTGAACCTTCAGTTCGGTCGGCCTCAAATTAGGGGATCGAAGTAATGCCAGAACGATTCGATTTCACCGGCTTGAATCCGATAACGCAGGACCAGGAGTTCGCACCGCAGCGCGCAACCACTCGATCAATTGACCAAGCCCTGGGATTGTCGACTCCCGACGACGGCCTCGACAAGTCCTTCAGCCTCTACGACTACGCTGTAGATCTCTGGAAGGCACCGGCCGCAGGAGCAGAAGGGTTTCTCCGCTCGATCTACGGGTTGGCCGATACCGTACTGGGCGACGTGCTTCCGGATGAGGATCGACTCGGCAGGATCATCGGCCGAACGGAGACAATCCCTGGCTCTATGATTGAGGGAGTAACGCAGTTCATGCTGGGGTTTATTCCCGTCGCTGGGTGGATCGGTCGCGGGGCGAACATCGGAAGGGCAGGCACAACCGCAGCCGGATTGTCCAAGCTGTCCAAGGCGGCGGCAGCCAAGAGCCGATCACCCAAGGCAATCAATTGGACGCGGAATGCTGTTGCTTCGGGCATCGCTGATTTTGCTGCGTTCCCAGGACATGAGAAGCGTCTGAGCAATCTTCTCGCCGACCACACAGACCTCGCGGATCCGGTGTTCGAGTTCCTCGCTGCCAATGACGACGACCCTGAGATTGTTGGCCGGCTCAAGGCTAGTCTAGAGGGATTTGGCATCGGCGGTCTTGTAGACGGGATGGTCAGGGCACTCGTCTCAATGAAGAAGGCCGCCAACTTCAAGGTCTTCGGATATGGGAAGTCGATCACCGCTGATGAAATCCGCAAAGCCAAGGGGTGGAAGGAAGGCCAGGATGCGGGGGAGGTTCTCGATCCGGACACTACCCCACTCAACAACAAAGAGGTCTCCGCGCTACGCCAGGAGTATGACACCGATGGCTACACCGAGACCTTCACGATGTCTAGGGAGGGCACCGACCGAACCTTCGCCATCTACAATGACGATGGTCGCGTCACCCTGATCGAGTTCGATGACGACTTCGGGGTTGGGCGTAGTTCCACCCACGACTCTGTTGCTGAAGCTCGAGCCGCTGTGGGATACAAGCCGTCCATCGAGCAGGAGCGGGCGATCCTCGGCCAGCTTGACCAAGCGAAGAAGGGCGAGGACCTCGAGACGATTCCGACTGAGGACGACGTGGTCCCCACCATTCAAGGATCGGTTCGGAAATCCCAAGAACAACTCGATGCCCACAGCCGGCGCGCAGCTGTCTCGAGCCAGATGGTTCCCCCAGGGACACGCACCGAGCATATGAACATGACGGCCGATATCTGGGAGCCGAGCGATGTCAAAGGCGAGTGGGTCGCCGTCATCGGAGACACGTCTACGGGATACCAGACCTTCCGTATTGCCCGCCAGAAAGTGGAGGGGCAAAAGAATCCAGTCTGGGTGGACATCGATTCTGGAAAGGTGATGGGCAGGACCAAGGCTGAAGCTGCTCGCCAAGCCGGCGCGCTTGCCGAAGGCCGCGACTCTGCACGCTCACTCCGCAACCGTTCGGCGCATGAATTCAGCGATGAGCAAGAAGCTCTGGTAGTCAACTCCACGGTCGACGATATCCGGGCGCATCTCAAGCAAGCTCGCAATGACGTGAACCCCAGGGAATTGGATGTCGCCAGCCGCACGGTTCTCGCGCTCGAGAAGAACGACCTGAACCTGAAGTTGTTGGATGCCGAGCCAGCGGCAGTCGCTCGCACATTTGAAAAGATCCTCCGAGCAAACCGAGATCGTCTCAGGGAATTGCGCCAAACAGATCCCAAGGAAGCCGCAAAGTTCGAACGCCTGGCTGGACCTCAACGGTCGAGCCTCAAGGATCCCATGGGAAACACGCAGCTGCTGCGTGAATCCATGGAGTGGGAACGCCAACGCCTTGCGGACATGACAGACGGCGATCCGGATTCTGTCAGCTTGAAGATCCGCGCCGACGAGTCTCTCGATGTAGCCGAGAAGTTCCTCTACCAGTTCCAGTCATGGCGTGCGACTCTCGAACTCACCGCTCGAGACGTGATGCGGAGAAGCAAGGCCCTGATTCTTGCTGGTCCGGATGAAGCCCCAACTGCAGCGTCATCTCTAGCAGCCGCAGAGCTACGGCATATGGAAGCTCTACGGACTCTCGAAGGATTGTCTGCTGTTACGGGTCGGGTCTTGCAAAGCCACCGAATCCCGTATGCACGTTCCCGAGACGCACTGCTCCGGAATTACAGCCACCCCAAGTACATGAATGATGCGGTGGAACGGGCACGCCAAAACCTTGCAGCTAATGACGACCTCGTAGCGATCAGTCGCAACGTCAAGTCAACGAACGGAGGGATGATGGATAAGTCGATCCGAATCGGAACGGAATTGTTCATCAATAACATCCTCGGCGGCGGCAAGACCCTGGCCATCAACATGGTTTCCGGTCTTGCGATGACCACATACCGACCATTTGAGAAGATGCTCGGTGCGACAATCACCAAGGACTGGGCCGGAATTCAAGACGCTGTGATGGACTACTCACGCATGGTCCGACACTTCAACTCCGCCATGAAGGCCGCGTGGAAAGCAACGAAAGAACAGCGCGCCCTGCTGATGGATGACTCGAAGCTCGGCGAGTTCAGCCCTGGAGCAGTTGAGCGAGAGATCTCAGCCAAGAACTTCGGGATGAATCCAGACTCCGGATGGGGTCGGATGGTGGACTGGATGGGCAAGTGGGGACTCGGCTATCCCAGCGCCATTCTTACTGGCACGGATGAGTTCATCAAGAACATGAACTACCAAGTCACAGCCGAGAGCATTTTGTTCCGCGAAGGTCTAGCCAACGGCAAGAGCTACAAGGACGCGGCGAAGCACGCGGTCGAGAATGTGCGCGACACGATCTGGAATTACCAGATGATGAGCCAGGAAGTTCTTGAGAAGAAGATCTTCCGAGAGCTAGACCCTCGCGCCTATCAGTCCAAGAGCGAGATGCGGGAGCACGCTCGACTTGAAGCTGACCGGCAATGGAACAGCGACGATAACGCCCTGGTGCGATTGGTGACTCAGGAGTCTAAGCTCCAATCTGAGAAGGCGACCTTCACCGAGCACCTGGATCACACGGGTGGCGATGCATTCGAACGGTTCACGGCCAAGTATGTGCAGGGCGCTGTCATCGAGCATCCAGCACTGCGGTTCTTCGCTACTTTTATCCGCACTCCATACAACGTGCTGCGGTGGGGCCAGAATAGAACCTTCGACCCAATGATGGCGATCTCCCGATATCTGAGAGACACGACCTTCGACACCATCAAGATCGGTAACAAGACTCGGCGACTCCAATCGCTCGAGAACACCAAGAATAAGTTCCTCCAAGACCTGCGAGCGGTGGGCGACGGAACCGATGTTGGGAACCGAGCAGCACTGCGGAAGCAACAAGACGCGCTCGGCAAACTTGCATCTGGGGTAGGCATGATGGCGACCTTCACCCATTTAGCGCAGAACGGAATGGTGACCGGCGGTGGCCCTCGCGACAAAGAGCAGCGGCAGATTCTCATGGAAGCTGGCTGGCAACCCTACTCGATCAGGGTTGGAGACAACGCCTGGATTGAATACCGACGCCTTGATCCAATCGCCACCGTGCTCGGAACCGTGGCAGACATGTATGAGGTCGGACGTTTCGCACATGCTGACCAGCAGCCCGAGGCCGAGGATATCGGCATGGCCATGGTGATCGCTCTCGCGAACAACGCAACCAACAAGACCTACATGACCGGCATCCGAAACCTGGTTGAGGGTGCCACCGATCCTGAGCGGAACATGGCCCGCGTGCTAAGAGGATACGCGAGCGCGGCAATTCCACGCGGCTTGTCGGATGTAGGCAAGTGGCTGGCTGGGGAAGACGAAGTGATGAAGGATGTTCGCACAGCCGTGGACGCACTTCGAAACCGTGTGCCCTATCTGGGAGACGACATCGACCCCCTTCGGAACTTCATGGGTGAACCGATCCGTCGCACCAACCAGCTTGGAGCAGACACCATCGGATCGGTCGCAAATCTGTTCGTTCCGATTGCCTATCGAGAGACGAAAGACAACTTGATCGGGATAGAACTCGCCACCTTGAAGCACGGGTTCTCTCCCCCGCGCCGCAAGATGCTAGGCATAGACCTGGGCGAAGTCCGCAGCGCAAGAGGTCAGTCGGCATACGACAGGATGCTCGAGCTGCGCGGGGAGATAATGATTCGCGGTGAGGATCTGCGGGCCGCTCTGCGGAAGCTGATCAACTCTCCGGAATACCAGCGAATGCCTCTTGAGTCCACGCTAGAAGAACCGAGTCCGCGCATCGACCAGATCAATCGCGTAGTGAACAGGTATCACCGCAAAGCCGCGACTCAGATGAAGAAAGAATTCCCAGACCTAGCCAACGCTCTGATCGAGATTCGCCGAGAGCGGCAATTGAACAGGCAGGGCCTCGGAACCACCAACAACCAATCCATCCTCCAGCAATTCAGATAGCCCGATGCCCGACGCAGGAAAGAACGCAATCACGACGATCACCTATAGCTTGGCGGGCGATCCGCCGGTCTATATTGACTTCACCTTCCTCGACAAGGACCACGTCAAAGTCGAGGTGTCGACCGACTCAGGTGCGTCCTACACGGCGAAGACTCGCAACACGCACTACACCATCGACTCTCTGAATTTCATCAATTGGACGACAGGGAACGCGCCTCCTGCCGCCTCGACCACCAGGGTTCGCATGACCCGCGATACCCCGCACCCATCAGACGGCGGCAGCTACCTCGCAGCTGAGTTCACATCTCGAGCACCGCTAAACCAAACCGACCTCGAGAACTGCCTGAAGCAATGTCTCTACTACGCCGAGGAGGTCGCTGACGCGTGACCAGTGCAGTTCCGAGCCTGCTGATTGAAGCGAGCGGCGACGGTGTTACCCGTAGCTTCCACATCTCCTTTGGGTTTCTGCAACCCAGCCACATCCAGGCAGAGATCGATGGCCAAGCTACGACGGATTTCACCGTTAGCGGAGACACGCTCACCTTCACCACAGCGCCGGCTGACGGAACCTCGATCACATTCACTCGCTCCACACCGCACGACGAACTCTACGTCAAGCCCAAGAAGTGGGCGCGGCTACCGGCACGCGATCTGAAGGCGGCCTTCAACCAAGTCCTCTACTACACAGAGGAAGTTCACTTCGCGGGAGATTCGTAGCATGGTGTGGGACGGCGTAGAGCGGAGGTCTGACGAACTTAACGGTCGCGTTGCTGTGCTAGAGGCGCAGACGCGAGCGGCTGACCAGACGATCCGAGAGCTACGCGAAGATCTCAAAACCATTCGAGACATGTGCGGCCAGATACGAACCGACATGCACGCCGCCCGTGTCGTAGGAAAATTCTCACTTGGTGCCGCGATCACGTTGGGTGGCGTGATCGGATGGGCACTCAATTTCTTGAAAGCCTAACCACCTACGCCATCACCATGAGAGTATTAGCAATTGAGGGTGCCATCCCGCAACTAAGTATTACCGGGGCGACCAACGCCGACCCTATCGTTATCACCACTTCCTCTACCACCAACCTCGAAACGGGGATGAAGGTCACCATTGCCGGCGTAGGTGGAAACACCAACGCGAACGGCGAGCACCGAATCACCGTGATCGACTCCACTACCTTCCGGTTGAACAAGGTAGCAGGCAATGCGGCCTACACGTCTGGCGGAACCATCGACGCCAACTTCTCTCGCGAAAAGCAATACTCCTCTGGCACTTCGTCGATGGGCAAGAAGCACTTCATCAACTGGAAGGCACCGATGTATAAGTCATCGCGCATATTCGTCCAGCTGGCGAGCGACCCGACAACCACCAATAAGGACATCAAGATCGAAGCTCTGGGAATGCCCACGGGCGATGCCGATTGGGCGGTTCTCGACACGGTCACCCAGGCGGACACCTTCACTCAGGACACAACTTGGCAGTACACCAGCGCCGCATTCGACAGCTACCCCATCATGGCGATCCGTGTGACGGCTGTTTCTTCCTCGACCAACGTCATGCGGGCCTGGATTGTGGCAGCTGAATGATCGACTCTGATCGAAACACCGATCTGGCTCGCAAGCTGGTCGAGACTTTGCTCGATGAGATTGACAACGGCAGGACTGATGCGCCGTTCTTGCAGGTTGTGCGACAGGTGATCAAGGATTCCGGCGTCGAGATGATGGCCGACGCCAGCAGTAAGATCACCGATTTGCAAGACGCGCTTCCACGGAAGCCGCAGTTCAAGACCGTTGACTGAATCGAGCAGCGCGACGGAATCGACTAGCGCGACTAACGCCTGGAGCGACGAAGACCTCAAGGACTTCCGGATGTTCCTATGCCTGGCGTTCCACACGCTGGACATCGGCGAGCCTACGCGCCTGCAATACGACTGTGCCAAGCATATGCAGCACGGTCCGAACCGGCTTGTGATCGAAGCGTTTCGCGGCTTCGGAAAGAGCCTGATCGCATCGCTCTATCTGCTGTGGAAATTGCTACAGGACAAGGAGCGCAAGGTTCTCTATACGTCGGCGTCCGCAGGAAAGGCCAGCAAAGCGACCACTTTCATGCTGTCCATGCTGTCCAAGATGCCGCACTTGCGCGAGCTACTGCCCGAGATAGACCAGCGATCCTCGTCGCTGGGGTTCGATGTGGCCGGCGTTATGCCGTCTCAGGATCCGAGCGTCACCGCTTTGTCCATCACAGCCAACGCGATAACAGGCACACGGAGCACGGATATCTGCGCCGATGACGTGGAATCCAAGAAGAACTCTATGACCGCTGGGATGCGCGAACGAATCCAAGACGTGTGTCGCGAGCTTGGCGGTGCATTGCTCAGGTCCGAGGACGAGGTCCCCGACGCTAAGGTCTTCTATCTGGGCACGCCACAGCTGGAGGAGTCGCTCTATCATGAGCTTCCCAAGCGGGGATACCGGGTGATGATTTACCCCATCACCTACCCCACACCCGAGGAGATCGATCTGTATATGGGTCGGCTCGCACCGATCATCCTTTCGGATCTTGAGAAGGACCCGAGCCTCGCAGGCCAGCCGACCGAGCCAACGCGGTTTGGATCTGAGGTCATCCTCCAACGCGAGGCCGAGTATGGGCACTTGGGATTCCTGCTGCAGTTCAAGCTCATGCCGACCATCGGCGCAGCCGAGCGGTTCCCGCTGCGCGTTCCCGACCTCATCGTCATGGATTGCGATGCAGAGCTCGCGCCCGAGCGCATGGTCTGGAGCAACTCCCCCGAGCTACGCTACGACGATGCCGAATTGGAGTGTTGCGGATTCAACCGCGATCACTTCCATCGTCCCGCTCAGATCCTGGGGGACTGGATCCCCTACACCGACAGCGTCATGGCCGTCGATATCTCCGGTCGAGGCAAGGATGAGCTGGGCTGGTGTGTCGCCAAATATCTGAACGGCACGGTGCATGTGTTAGATGTCGGCGGGATGCTGGATGGCACCTGCGAGACCACACTTGATCAGCTGGGCCGGCTCGCCAGGCGTTGGGGAGTCAAGACCATGATCGCCGAGGAAAACTGGGGCGACGGTATGTGGTCCAAGCTCATGCGCCCCCACCTGGAACGCCACCATCCAAAGTGTGCGCTGCAGGAGTTCAAGACCAAAGGCCAAAAGGAGACGAGGATCATTGGAATCCTAGATCCGCTCCTCGCATCGCATCGTCTGGTTATCAATCGATCCGCGATATTGAACGACACGGAATCCGCGAAGTCCTACACGCATATTGATCGTGACGCTTCACTGTCCTACCAGCTGATCTACCAGTTGAGCAGGATCACCACGGATCGCGGATCACTGCAACACGACGACCGTCTGGACGCGGTTGCACAAGCTGCGGCATACTTCGTCGACCTGATGGATGCTGACCAGGAGAGGATGATGCAGACACGCAGGCAGGAGGAGTTCGAAAATCGACTTAGCGATTGGCATGACTTTGTGTCCAACGCACCCGCTACCCCCACCGATTGGTACCAGCATGACCACTAACAAGACCGACTTCGCCGCCATCCTCATCGAACTCACGCAAGCCTGGAACCCAGGGGTGAAGTATGGAACACCGAAGAACACTCTCGAGTTCCGCGAATTGATGAACCGGGCCTGCATCGCGGTGAAAGCCAAGCCAGCGCAACCCGCACCACCCAAGCCAAAGCCAAAGCCCAAGCCGAAAGCCAAATAGTCCTGGCTGAGTCGGCCCACCCTGCTACCGTATGCGTATGACTACGACCCAAGGGACAACGGGGGGTCGTTCTCGAAAGAAAGCGCACGACAAGCGCAAGAATCACTGGGCCAAGGTAGCACCGCGCTCAGAGATCGCACAGCGAATCGAAACGCTGGCGGTTGAGCAGAACCTGAGCAGGGTAGACCTCGCTCGCGCCGTGGATATCCGATATCCCACCCTCAATCGCATGATGAGGGTTGGCGAATTGCCGGCCAGGATCATCGCTGACCTGGCGAAGACGCTTGGCACCTCCACCGAGTTCATCCTCACGGGTGAGGATTCCGCGAGCGACCTGATCGGCGCCAGTGTCGCCAAACTCGACGAGGCACTGTTTGCGCTCAACGCCACCGCCGAGATCATCAGCCGCCTGCAATGCGACGATGCCGAGGACGATGGCGGCGACGATGCGGCACACCTCGCGACCATCCTCGCGTATGTCGAGTGGAATGGCGATCAAGAGGGCACTACCTGTCCGTGCTGTCGACGCGCCAAGCCACACGGGCACCATCCGCAGTGTGCCCTCGGGGCAGCTGTCTCCGATGACGGATGCGGCGACTGAGGCTCGCCGAGTCGATCACCATGATCTATACCGACGCGCACGGCGAGGTCGTCCTGATCTTGGATGATGTGGTCAGATCAACGCTTCGCCTGGTCAGGGGGATGCCCCCTCCCGTGATCAAGAGCACGGTCGGAGGAGCCAGCTACCATCTGACCCAGCTGTGGGTATGGGACGACATAGTCGAGATGGTCGAGTACCAGGAGGAGGCTCGGTAGTGTCGCAGTGCCGCCAGTTTGCCCTGTAATCGATTCGGATGGGTCCGGAGTCTATTCATAGCTCCAAATCCCAACGCGCAGCACAGGCCAATCTGGAGCGACTAGCGCGGCTAACGCGACTAACGCGGCTCCAACGCCAGTCTACGCCAGATCAGCGCAGATCGGAAATCGTCGGCTCGTCGACGGCGCTCGGGGTGGCTTGTTGGATTTCCGTCGCGGTTCCAAGCGTCAGATTTCGGACATACTGAGCGACGGGGAGGTCGAGGGCGGCGGCTCGCGTTTTGACTCGCGACCACTCCGCGTCGGAAAATCGTACAGCGCGCATCCGGCGCTCGGTTCTGTCCTCGGATTCTCGGGGTCTTGCCATCCCCACAGGCTAGGTGCTCGCAGGGAATTTTCGATATCCCCTTGCCGCTAGGTTGCAAGGATACCGATATCATTATACTCTACCACCTGTAGCATTCCCTTTTGCCTACGGAGAAGACCATGAGCGAACAACGTAACACCCATCGCAACCCCGAAATGGCCAGGACCGGATGGTCCGATGACGAGACGCGTAGCCTTGTGCAGTTGTACTTTCACATACTCGCCCTTGAGAAGGCAGGGAAGCTAGGCCGCGCCAAAGGGCAGACTACCAAGCGGTCTCTGGTCACGGGCTGGCGGGAGGCACACGCCCCGCAACGGTCCCACGGTTCGGTCGAGATGAAGCTGATGAACATATCCGCCTCATGCGAGGCGCTCGGCCTGGATCGGGTTCAGGGATACAAGCCGATGGCGCGGCGGTCGAAAGCGTTAGATGAAATGGTCGCCCGCCTTGCTGGCCTTGCGCCGTTGCTCGCGCTCATGGCCTTAATCGCGGCGTGATCCCCAACCGGCCCCGGCGAGCCCATCGCCGCCACTAGCCTTTCCGGGAGTAGGCTCCCCAATAACTCCACTGAATAGGGGTTCAGAATGAAAACGAAAATCAAGCGCCTCCGCGCTATCTCTACCGCGCCCGTTGCGCGGTCATCATCCTGGGACCGCGACACCCTCGCGGCCGTCCGTCGCGAGATCGCGCAAACCATTGGCGCCAGCTGGCCAGCCTCGCGATCTATCCTTTCTGTCGATCAAGATGTGAAAACGGTGAAGGGTAGGAAGGTTGGTTTTCTCACCGGCGCCGTCTTCATGGCGGCACACACTAAGGGCGGAATTGAAGTCTGCCGGTGGCGCAATCGGTGCGAGGCGTCTTGCATCGACGAAACCGGGATGGGGCAATGCCCGCCCGTAAAGGCCGCCCGGCTGGCGCGAAAGCGCTTGCTGGATTCTCACCCGTCGTTGTTCCTCCGGCTACTCCGGCTAGAGATTGCATCTCTACAACGCAAGGCGACGGCGCAAGGGTTGCGCGCTGCAGTCCGCCTAAACGCCACTTCCGATATCCCCTACGAAGAGATCGCGCCGTGGTTGTTCGATGAAGCCGGTTCGGTCCAATTCTACGACTACACCAAATACCCGGCGGGTGATCGGAACACGCCCGCAAACTATCACCTGACATACTCGTGGGTGCCGTCCATGACGCCTCGCGTTATGCGCCAGTATCTCGCGCAAGGTACCCTTGCGGTCCCGTTCGCGCGGTTGGATGAAGCCGACCCCGTCGCCCTTCCCGAGCGATTCCTCGGGCATCCCGTCGTCGACGGGGACGAGCACGACCTTGTTTTTCCACCGTTCCGCAACGTCGGAGATGTGGTGGGACTGGTTTTCAAAGGCAAGGGTGGAACACGCCCGCCGTGGCGGCCGGGGATCTTCGCGCAACCTATCAGCGGGGGGGCGACCCGATGAGCAAGACCGACAAAGACAAAGCGGAGACCCTCATTGGGTGCCTCGTCATGACTCTTCTATTCCTGCTGGCCATTCTGGCGTGAGTCGAAACGCCCATCCGGGCGTCGTCGGGATTGTCCGCCCCGGCCTGAAGAGACAGGACACCAAACCAAACCAAACCAAACGAGAATCATGATCACATCTTCTAACCCCCACCACCACCGCGTCCGTGAGGCGCTTAAGTCCTTCCTGTTGGCAGAGGACCGCAACGCCGATGTAGAAGCCTCACCGCTTGTCGAGCTACTGCAGGTCGCGATCTACGCCACAACCGGCGTACAGTTGGATATCCACACGGACGAACCAACCGTAGAAGCCTGGCGCGATGACGTGAGCCGATACGTAGAGCCCACAGCGGCGGACCTGGAAAATGCCACCCGCATGGCTTGGGGTTGCGGCGTGCTGGCCGCGGCAAGCCCGGATGCCGTAGCGGATATTCAGGAGAATCGTTCGGAAGGCTTGCTGTGCTTGAGCCAAGAGGAAATCGCGGAGGCCGAAAGGGAAGGCCGCCTTGCGTTCCGGACTGAGGTGGCATCCGTCGCGGAGGATCTCGACCGGCGCGGACTGTCGGCTCGGGAGGCCTTGCGTGAATTCGAGGAACAGGGAGTGCGCTTCGCCCATCCCGAGGAACACGATCTGCGAACGATTGCCCTGCGGGAGCTAGTCAAGAGGGAGGACGGATAACCGATAGCGATAACCTGGCGAGCGGGTCCGGAAATTTTTTGGCCTTCCAGCTGCGGTTGGAGGGCCTTTTTCGTCGCCGGGAGGCCGACCCTTTTCGGGAGGATTTGGCGTCGAGCGTGGTTTTTGAGGCGGTGGAGGGCCGCTTTCGCGTCCCACCATAGATAAGCGCTATCGGTATCCCGCTCGCCCAACGTCGACCAGGGCCGCCGGTACCGTTGTCCTGGGGCCTGGATACCGACAACCCGTCGACCCTTTGCCCGTGTTTGTCGACCACCTCCCCGGGGTTGTCGCTGCAATCTCGCGACAGGTCGACCGCAAGTCCCGGCAGTGTCGCCCTCCCCGCTAGGATGACAACCCAGCCACCCCCGCAATGCAGTACCGGCGGCGCGTCCCCGTCGCCCTGGGCCCAGCTTGGCGGCCTCTGATGTCGGCCGACCGTCAGGCCTTTCCCATGACCCCCCGGCAGGGGGGACTAGCGGGACTACAGTATACGTAATAGGGGGGAAAATGCATCCGACCCCAAAACCCCGCAAAGGGCGACCGGGGTGCCCATCTCCCGATCTACGCAAGTCCGCTGAATAACGAGGTAGGCGGCCTCCGTCCTTGCGATATCAGGAGTCTACCATAACCGCTATCGCTTACAAGTAAGCAGCGACAGCTACAGCTGCGAGTAGAGCTGCGATGAGGATGGCTCGATTGGCTTTCCTTCTGAGCGCCCAGGATTCGTTTCTATTGATCCAATTCTGTATGTGCAGTTCTCGTTGCTGTTGTTCTGCGACGGCCTGAGCGGAGCATATGACGCACCAGGAGGATTGTGGTTTGAGATTGTCTCTGCACTGGACGTTGTCGATGGCGATGCATTCTTGTCGCGCAAGCCAGGCTCGGAGGTCATTCGTATGCTTCGTCATCTGAGGATCCGTAGTCTTCTGGGAATTGCCCATTGATCATGGCTTTGTGCCATGAGGAGGTTCCCATGGTTTTGGTGAGGTGAGCTCTGGCGAAGAGTGAGAAGGCGAATTCGGCTTCGGCGAGTAGGAATTCTTCTTCTGGTGATCTTGTTCCGTCGTCGGATTCGATTCCGAGTCCGTCGCGTCTCATGTCGACCCAGAGGTCGCGTAGTTTTGCGAGTTCTCGAGCTACGCGTCTGCGGAAGTCTCGGTTGAGAGGTTCGCTCATGGGGTCATGTCCTCCCGAGTTTTTCTGGCTTTGTCTGTTGGTGTCCATGATCTGCCGGCGAAGGTCGCCCATTCTGGGTGTACGAGAATGATCTCTTGTGATACGCATTGTTTTGTTGTGAGTACGGCTGCGTGTCCGAATCCTCCGTTCCATCGAGTTGGGTCGGGCATGTAGTCGGATCCGACGCAGGCGTGTGCCATCATGGGCGTGGACATCCAGGAGAGTGGTCCTGCGCCGAGCGTGTTATCGGTGAAGAGTTGAGGTCTGTGTGTATGTCCGGAGGTACCGGCCATGCCGTATCGCTTGAGCTGTTGTTGTGCGGCGTGAATGGCGATGGACTGTCCGTGGGTGATGGTGTAGCAATCGCCGTAGACGGCCCAGTTTTCGCGAACGTCTTTGGCTCGAGCTTTGGAGGTTGGTGCGAGGAAGCTGGATCTGCAGACGAGGTTGACCTCGAACTCGGTGAGTCCGAATATTTCTTCGAACGACAGGCATGGGAAGCTCGAGAGTGCTGAGTCGGCGAGGTATCGGACGAGTCGATACTCGTGATTCCCGATGATGAAGGTGATCTCGGAGTTCGGGCATATGTGGCGTAGCCTGGCGAAGAGGTCTTTGCCCCAGACGCATTCGTCCCATGCGGAGATGTGGAAGTGCCCTGGTAGGTTTTGGTGTCTGGAGAATGCTGGGAAGTCGACGAGGTCACCGTTCACGGCGATGATATCGGGTTGCACCATGGCGCAGGATTCGAGGAAGACCTCAAGCGCGAACGGGTCGCAGAACTGCGAGTGGAAGTCGGACGCGACGAGTATCTCCAGGTGTTGTCGGCCGGCTGCGATCTGGAATCGATCTGTGTATCGGAGGACGTTTTCCTCTGCGAACTCTGCGATGCGTTGGTGCGAGTGTAGTTGAGCGGCTCGGTTCCTGACCTTCGTTGTGGTTCGCAGGTCGTGTAGACCGGCTGCGCGTAGGAACTCGGTGTGGTTTCCGAAGAACGCGTGTACGAGGTGTTCTGGGTAGTGTCCGAGTTCTACGTAGCGTTTCCGGCTGGCGGCGAATCCGGAGAAGGGGTTGTCAGGATGATCGAAGACGCGCCGTAAATCTTGGATGAGATCTGCCCTGAGTTCACGTTGTCGCTCAGGGTGATCGAGTACATCGTGGAGGATCTTGCGGTTCTTCTCGCGGACCTTGGCGGCATCGTCTTTCGCGGCTTGGAATGCAGCCTTTCGCTTCTCATTCCTCGACATCGTCGGCTCCGATGCAGTAGAGGATGTGCGTTCGAATTGCGGAGTAGCTGTAGGGGTAGCCTTGCGTATCCTTCAGCCAGCGGTGAAAGGCCATGAGAGACCGGTTGGTTTCTCGCGCTTGGGCCAGCTTTACGAACTCGACTGCCAAGTCATGGAAATGCGGATCCTGGCACGTCAAGCACCGCTTCCGGGCAGGACACTCTTCAGTCGCCCATTGGTTCAGCTGATCTTTTGGAGAACGGTCGGTCATCCTTGTCGGGCATCTGGTCGACGAAGTGCATGAGCATGGCAAGGTTGCTCGCTACGTGATCGAGATGTCCAAGTCCTGATTCGATATCGTTATCTTCTCCAGAGTACCACGCGAGCAGATGCCGCATCATGCTGGCGTAGACGGTTCGATATCTATAGGACCGCATGAAGTTGAAATCGTCGAGTCCCCTGTATTTGGCGGCACCGATAGCGAAAGCGCGGGCGGCACCGATCACCAGTTCTGGGGGAACCATGTCCACGCCAGGTTTCCCCTGGTTCTTGCGCGGGATCGCGTCAGTCATCCTGCTGTAGAGATAGCGAGATACCGATAGCAATAAGGACGACCAACCCCCCCACCAAAATGAATTCGCCAGTCACTCACCAGCCCCCTCTAGCTCGGAGTACGCGGAAGCCATTTGCAATTGCCAGTGGGACCACTCCGTTTCCGAGAGAGCGGATTCGGTCAGCGCGGTATACCCGACTGGCAGGCCCATGAGCCACTCGACCCAGTCCGCGCTCAGAGGCCCACCAACTACGTTGGGCAGCTGCTCTCCTTCCAGCTGTCCACCTCTCTCTTTTCGGGATCGGACGTTTGGGAAGCGGTAGTCTCGCGCCGCTGGGCTGGGCCAGAGTTTTTTCCTGGCCATGGTTTCCAGGCTGGGCGTGCCCTTGGTCTTGTACTCGCCTCTCCCGTCGCCTGGATCGCCGTTGTTCGTTGTCCCGTATTGGAAGGCGGTCGGGGTGGGCAGCAAGCACCAGGAGTCTACGTCGAAGGTGAGGGGCTCCCACCGCTGCTGCGCTGAACAGATCCCATTCCGCATCGAAGCCGAGACGGGCAAGTCCGGTGAGGAGATGTCCAAGTCCTCGACCCACAAGCCCAGGGACATTCTCACAGAAAACGAACGCGGGCTGGCATTCCTCGATGATGCGCTCGATGTCGGGCCAGAGCCAACGCTCGTCGCCTGTTCCTCGGAGGCTGCCGGCGGTAGAGAATGGCTGGCACGGGAACCCCGCAGTGACGATATCCACGATTCCACGCCACGCCTGGCCATCGAAGGATCGAGCGTCAGACCAGACAGGAGCTTCATCCAAGAATGCCTTTGCAACCTTGTCGACCAAGTGTGCTGCGGCGAAGGCTTCCCGTTCCACCAGAGCGACCGTTCGCAAGCCAGGGACAGCGAGTCGGAGTCCAAGGGACATCCCTCCATTCCCGGCACAAACAGCCAGCTCATTCAAACGGCACCCAGGACCTCTGACGACGTTACCAAACCAAGTCGAGACCCGCGGGGGTCAGGGTTATGGGAAATCCTGGGCGCCAAATTAGAATCACCGACCGACCAACGTGGTCGGCCGGGTCCGAGCGTCCCCGTATCATCAAAAACGCCCGGATGGATGAAAGTGCCGCGCTCGAGATTGGCTACTCGACGGTCAGGACAGCGGTTTCGGAGGGAGGTCGACCTCTCGCCCCTCGCAAAGCGGTGGTCGGGAACCCAGCTGTCTCCTGGTTGGCCCAGGGCGCACGCGGCGAATTTCACTTGGCCCCCATCTTCTTTCGGAGCTTCAGGACATCCGCTCGCAGGCGCTCGCGCTCGTCACAACAGCTCAGGTGTGGATATCCGATGGGGACTTGATTTTGTTCCTGCTTGACGGCCACGGCTTCGCAGACATCTGGCTCCGAGCACTTGGGCTTTCTACAAACCTGGCAATACATCAGAGCGAATCCCAATCAGAGCCGTTGTAAACCGAAACAGCGGACAGGGTGGTATCCCACACCATGAGGCCGGCGGCCGGCGAAGAGATCGCGCTCTTCTGCACTGTGGTCATCCGAGGCAGCAGCAGGCCGCCCGTCGTGGACTTGACTTCCAACTGGGCGCAGCTTGCGGGATTTCCGCCGGTCCCGCCGATGCGGGCGGTGCCATTCTTGAATCTGCACACCTCGGTCGAACTCGCCCCAGCCGTGTGGACTGATGATGCTATGTAGAACCCGATTGCGGTGCAGGTATTCTCGGAGCTTGATCCGGATCCGCCGAGGTAGAGCTTCGACACGCCGGTCGTGTTGCGGAGGCGAAGGGCGCAGACATCTTCCTCGCTGTTGGTTGCGGAGGGAACCACGATGCTACCGATCTTCGTCGTAGCGTCCGAGGTCGAGTCGGCCAGCGACAGGGTAGGCTCCGCTGTGACGATTGTGATCTTGCCGGTCGCTGACCTGGCGCCGTCAGCTTTTAGATACTGGGTATGGTCGTCATCCGTCAGCCCACCGATTGCACCGTGATCGATTGACGCTTCGGTGAAGTGCTTGGTCGCATCACCCGTGTGCGCGTCAAGCTGGCCTTTGTTCACCGCGTCATTGGTGTCGCCTCCATCGGATAGGCCGGTGATCTTGTTGGACCCCATGGCAAGGTCCGCAGCCATTGGGTTGCTGCCGTCTTCGCTGATGTATGGGGTGACATCAATCGCTTCGGCCGTGACCTTCGCAGCGTCAGCGGTGGCTTGAGCGTTATCTGCTGCCTGCTGGGCGCGCACGATGTCTTGTTGCTCTTTTCTGACCATGGCCTCTGCGAAAAGCAGGACGATGGCAGCAGGGAGAAGAAGTCTGCTACCACCGCCCAGGTCGGACTGACCGGATTTCCCCGGAGCGTCCGAAATAAAATCCCGCCGCGCAAGGGGGCTGGCGCTCACGCGACGGGAACGGGGGGTTTCTCTGGGGAGGTCGAACTGGTCGACGCGTTATTTGTATCGAGTTCTACCCGGTGTGTCAACTCAATCACCAGTAACCGTAGCTACTAAATCGGAGGCAATATGCTCAAACATCTATGTGCGGCCTTGGCGCTGGCTCTTCCATCTACTGGGCAGAGCGATGTTATCACCGCCCCTGGCAACATCCTCTACGGGAGCAGCTGCGATAAGGAGATCGCATTCTGGCTCTCAAGCCCAAAACGGGGAGAGGATGTCGACATGATTCTCGACATTGGCGATTCGGCTCCCCCGCTTGCGGTGGCCTGGGTAGCGATTGGGTTCACAAAGGACAACACCCTGATCGGCGTGTCGCGGGGGATCCCCTGCTACCTCCTAGCATGGCCGCACTTCGTTGTGCCGGTTGTGCTCTTCAACGGCCTCGCAAGTCGACCCCTGTTTCGGGTTCCCAGCGATCCCGCGTTGAAGGGATTGCCGCTCTATGCCCAAGCCCTGTCGGATGCTGTCGAGTTGACGATGAGCAGGGGAGCCGAGATGCAGGTTCGCTGACTACTTGACGGCCTGGAATTCGGCGCAGATATTTTCGAGGTCGGAATGCAGCAAAGAGGCTGTGTCCTGCATCGGATACGTCGGGTCCATAGCACATTGGCGAAGAATCACGTATCCGCGTGCCATGACTCTATAGCTGACGTTTGGTTTCGACCAAAACGTGACGGTCCCCGACCTACGTGTTGCCGTGGCCTTCGTGACGGTCCCCGACCTATCTGTTGCCGTGCCCTTGTTGAGCCCCGGCATACTCGTGACGAGCCAGCCGTTCACTGGAACCGATTTCAAATCCGTGAGTAACGAAAGCCCAGTGATATGCGCTTGAATCGACTGCTTCTCGTCGGTCGTCGTGCCCTCGCGGCCGATGAAGGTCTTGGCAGCCAGCATGATGGTCTTCGAATGGAGATACAGCGTTGCCAGCGCGAAGTGCAGTCCAAACGAGTTGTTTGCGGCGGGTTTGAGCGCGGTTTGCACCGCATTCAAATAGCCGAAGGTGGGCCATGCCCCAATCGTGGAGGTTCCGCGTAGCTGTGCCGTGCGACGTTCGTGATTATTCGCAAGCGACGTAGCCCTCGGCTTCAGAGCGGTGAAGTCTGCATTCCTGTTTTGACCAATCTTCGGGACAGGGTTTTTCCTGTAGGCGATCTCACGCTTCGTCGCCTTTTGTTTCGCCTTTCCAACCGCCTCTGGGAGCTGGCCGCCCCCCTTCGTCGTAACCCGCTCCGAAAGCAACCAGATATTGCCAGCGACGGCCAGCCCAGCAATCACACCCAGGGCACTGACTTTATAACGCGTCCTAGCCTGCACCGATTTGTGCGCAGGCATACGCCACAAACGAGTAGGATTCACCATCTGGATACAGGTAATGAATTAGCGTTTGTCGGTCAAATGGTTTCTAGACCTCTTCGTCCAACGCATTCTCGAATCTCGAATACCACTCGGCATAAAGCCTGGGTTGAGAACCGCTTATTCTCCGCTGGATCTTCTCCACCAAGGCACGGCCCTCCTCGTACGAAACAAGACGAAATCGCTCAGGGAGGATGATCATTCCATTGACCAGGGGAGGATCCCAGGAGAGGAGCTTCCGAAGGCGTGCGGCACTCGGTCGCCTGGCGAACACGGCCTCGAGCACCTCCTCGTCAATCAAGACCGACCCGCGCTCCATCTTGTCTCCGATGGGCGTTCTCTGATCGGCGAGGCCCGTAAGCCAGTCCAGCGAGACCCCCAGCGCGTTCGCGCAAGGCGCGGCATTCTCTAAGGTTGGGCGAATCGGAGGGGTCCGAAACCAGCTATGGATAGCTGCGAGGGTCACGCCACTCTGCTCCGCGAGCTTGCGCCGGCTCCATCCTATGTCCTCCAGCGCCTCGGTGAGGCGCTCGGAGAAGATATCAGAATACTCGTGTTCAGCCGATGTCATGGACACCCCGCCAGGACCCCCCTGGCAACTACCAGAGAGGAATTAGGGCTTTTGCGCCCAATTGCAACCGCTCAGATAATTTTGCGGAATTCGATCCACTAGGTTGAACATCAACTTGATGGATGGTATGTAGAGTATATTCACACTCCGGCAGACGCGGGCGTAGAGGGACCCGGCACAAGGTGTGATCAGGAAAGGGCGCCTGCGGCTGCCGATCTCCCCGAAAAACCATGACGAACACAATGATCGGTCAGGATCAACCTCAACCCACAGTTCCTACCCACCGCAAATTGCTCCTTAGCAAGTCGGAAGCAGCGGCCCTTCTCGGCCTGCACCAGCAGACCTTCCAGAGATATGTCCAGGCCGGCGAACTCCCCAAGCCATTCTTCAAGAGTAGTAACGGTCGAGCGAACAAGTGGTCGCGACTGCAACTTGAAGCCTACCTCACGCAATAGCCCCCCCCACAACCAGGAGAAGAACATGGTCTACAAGCGAGGCAACAATTGGTACTACAACGCTCGAAAGCTCCCTACCGGCAAGCGGGTGGTCAAATCCGCTGGTCCGTCCAAGCGAGCCGCCCAGCAACTCGAAGCCGAGTCCGAGCGACAATTCGCGGATTTCAAGGCTGGCCTTTACAACCCGATTGTGGAGGAGCGCGTGCGCCCCATCGGTGAACACGTCGAGAGCTTCTTCGAGGCGATGGAGATCGGATCGCTCAACAACGGTCGCGGGGCACCCTGCGACGAATACGTGGAGACGAACCGCAACCGCTTGGCTAACATGCTCAACCACATGGGGGCGGAGACACTGGCCGACCTCACCGCCGAGAAGCTCAACGGCTTCCTGCTGGACCTCACCAACGGTGGCGTCGTCTCGGTTCGCAGCCAGCGCAAGCTGCGCCCAGCGAGCACCAAGACCCGCAACGACTACGGTGTCCTGGCCGCGCAATTCGGCGACTGGCTCGTTCGCCAGAAGAGGCTCGGAGAATCGCCTTTCGCAGACTTTCAGCGGACCTCCACATCTGGCCGCGAGGTTCGCAAGCGCATCAAGCTGCGGATCGACGACATCCGCAAACTCGCTTACGCCAGCCCTGAGCGCGCCATGGTCTACTGGGTGGCGGCCTTTACCGGCTTACGCCGCCGTGAATTGCTCGACCTCCGGTGGGGTCAGATCCACCTTGAAGAGGAGCGCCCCTACCTAACCACAAACGCGTCGGTCTCCAAGAACGGCAAGGCCCAGGTCTTGCCCCTCATCCCGTCGCTCGCCAAGAAGCTCGCCGACGAGAAGCTCACCCAGGCCAAGCGGGCGAGCAAGGTAATCTCCCCAGATGACCTTGTGCTGCCGCAGATGCCGCGTGATTCGCATCTGCTGCCTGTGCTGGTGCGATCAGACGCCGAGGCCGCAGGCATCGCCACAACGCAACTGGACGGCTCTAGGCTCGACTTCCACTCCCTGCGCGGCAGCTGCGCCACCATCCTGATGAACGACGTGGGGGTTGCCCCGGAGATGGTCCGGCGGATCATGCGGCATAGCGCCCTGTCCATCACGATGAAGCACTACGTCGGAATGGACGAGGGCGACCTGTTCGACGCGGTCAAGGACATCGAGATCGACTGTAGCGGATTTGTAGCGACACAAAGCACTAGCACGGATATAGCTGAGTTATCACAAAGCACTAGGGAGAAACACGGATGAGACGCAACTCGTTGTTGAGTATCGCAATGCAATTGCTAGGCTATCGCAACGCAACCAGCCCAGGTGGCGGAATTGGCAGACGCGCTAGGTTCAGGTCCCAGGACCGATTCTCCGAAAGCCCCGTAGCAGGCGGCTTTCCAGCGACCGCGCCCGCGAGTGTAGCGGATATGCAGCAGGTCGGTGCTTCGCCCCCAATTGTGCCCTGCTCCCCCTCCCGCGAGGGGGGGGGGATGGGGGGGGG